GACAATTTCCCGCTATTCCTATCCCAGACCCTCCATTAACGGTAGGATGGGAGGATGCCAAGCTTCCCAACCACCCAATGCGGCCAAACTAGGTGCAAAAACCCAGCGGCCAAGGGCAAATCGCTATGCGTCGAGCATGCCCCGGCGATTAAGCGCACCGAGGAACGTATCAAGGCGAACGCCAAATACAACAGTTCTGCCTGGGATTCGATACGTATGCGACAATTGTCTCTGTCGCCTCTTTGTCAGGCCTGTAAGCAGACCGGGCAAGTTACTCTGGCGGCACATGTTGACCATGTCTTCCCGTGGCAGCATATTGGCCCTGCGGCGTTTCGCAGGAACCTGTTTCAAAGCCTGTGCGCTAGGTGCCACGGGGTCAAGTCATCATATGAATTGAAGGGGATTTACCGGCATTACACCGATGCTGGTATCCTTGAATACAAGACAACTGATTACCAAGGAGTCATCCATGCGTACACCACCGCGCCACATTATCCGGATACTGCAAGAACCAGATACCTGGAATCCGCAGACTTTCGAGACCGCAATACGAAACGAAGTTGAGGGGACTACTGGCCCGCTCACGGCAAGCGACGAACTGCTGATTGCTATGCTGACCATGACGGTCGCCGCAATGGTTGAGGCACACATTCATGTCCTCGAGAGTGGCCCGCTCTATACCTATGCTTCCGGCGACTCTATGTCAGCGTGGCACAAGATGCGTATTGAGTGCCTCGACAAGATTATCAAGATTCTTGCCGAATTGGCCCTAGTCGCCCGTGGTCGTCCGAAACTGACAGCAAAGCCGAGCAACGTCGATGAGCTATTCGCCACTGCTTGAGCCTGCGTTTCAGTATGCCGCCAGCGTAGTCCGGGGCGACATACTAGCCTGTGAGGACATTGAACTTGCCTGCCAGCGCTTTCTGGACATGGCCGAGCGTAAGGACGCGCCTTATGAGTTTGTACCTGCGAAGGCAGAACATATTCTCAAGTTCGTCAAATTCACCCGGCATGTCAAAGGCCCAGACGCAGGTAAGCCCATCGATTTGCAGCCGTTCCAGGTTATGTTCCTGGCGGGCATCTATGGGTTTCGCGACAAGCGAGATCATACCCGGCGCTGGACAACTGATGTGATTCTGTTCGTGCCGCGCAAGTCCGGCAAGACGACCATCGCCTCAATCATTGCTTTGTATGAGCTTATGTTTGGGGACGCCGGGGCTGAGGTGTTTACCCTGGCGACTAACCGGGAGCAGGCCAGCATTTGTTTTGACTCGTCCAAGGCAATTGTTGAGAACATGGATTCGGCCTTGGCGGCGAAGTTCATGGTCTACCGGCATGAGCTAAAGAAGGCGGGCGATTCCACCTCGACCTACCGGGCGCTCTCGCGTGAGAACCGCAAGACAGGCGATGGCAAGAACCCTAGCTGCGCCTTGATCGATGAGGCCGCGCAGATTATCGAGCGCTCGAGCATCGAGGTGCTGCACTCTGGCATGGGCGCTCGGAAGAACCCGTTGCGGCTTTATCTGACGACTGCGTCATTCACGAAGGAAACCAAGTTCTTTGAGGACTTGACGCATTTCCGCTCAGTCCTGCGTGGTGCCTCAGAAGATACCCACAAGTGGTTTGGAATGCTGTATAGCATTGACCCAGGCGATGAATGGTCGAACCCGGCAGTCTGGGGCAAGGCAAACCCAATGCTGGGCATCTCGGTGACGACAGACCATATCCGGCATATGGCCGAGGAGGCCAGCGCGAAACCGGCGAGTCTGAATGAGTTCCTGTGCAAGCAGTTAAACATTTACGTCAGCGCCAATTCGGCCTGGGTGGATCGCCGGTACTGGGATGATGCCGCTTCAGAAATGCCTGATGAGCCACCGGAATCGGTATTCATTGGCTTCGACTTGGCGCATAGCCGGGACTTGAACGCTATTTGCACCTTGTTCCGCTACGGCGAAGAAGAGTTCTTTGCAAAGTTTATGTTCTTCCTGCCAGAAGACTCGATGGCGCTGATTCCAAATCATTATCGGTCTACATATCTGCAAGCCAAGGAGACCGGCATCCTCCGGCTGACCCCTGGCAACGTGACTGATCTGAATGAGATTGAGAGCTACATTAAGCAGCAGTGCCAGCAATACGATGTCAAGGAGATTGGCTTCGACCCGTACAACGCTGCCGCCTTGGTGGCTAATCTGTACGCTGAAGGCCTGCCGGTCAAGAAGGTAGGGCAGAGTATGGCTGTCCTGTCAAATCCGTCAAAGACGACAGAGCAGTTGATTCTGAAGAAGGCTATTCACCATGACGGTAACCCATTCATTGGATGGCAGCTAGGGAATTGCGAGCTTTACACGGACGTAAATTCAAATGTCAAGGTTCGCAAGAATGAAGCAGACCCTTCTGCCAAGGTTGACGGTATCATCGCAATGATAATGGCGTTACACTGCCACTTAGACAACGTGTTTGTCAGTGATTCGTGTGGTTTTAGAGCATTGGAGTGGTAAATCATGGGTATTTTGGATGTTTTCAAGGGTAAAAAGGTAACCGAGAGCAACAGTTTGTTTGGTCAGACAGCACTCGGAAACAACATCGTTTACCAGGGATCGAACCAAAAGCCCACCGTAAACACCCAAATCCTGTATGTGACCACTGCCAGCACCACAAATGCTGGTAGGCCGGTCGATATGTCCATGCTGACACGGAATTCGACCGTGATGGCATGCGTGGGCACCAAAGCAAGGGCATTGGCCCAGTTGCCCATTCGGGTAATGTGCGAGATGGACGATGGGGCGTATCTTGATGCCGTGAAGTCTACCGAGGTTGGCCCGCGGGATAAGGCCAAGGCCAAACAAGTCGCCGCCTTGCTCAATGCGCCAAACAATTTCCAGTCTACATATGAGTTCTGGTATCAGTACCTTATGTGGCACGAACTGGCAGGCGAAGTGTTTATCCTGTGGTGGCGCAAAGACCAAGAGTCGCCAACGCAGACGCCGCTTGAAATGTATGTCTTTGACTCTACGCTGATTGCGACGACTATTACGCCTGCGCGGTATCCGTCATATCGCCTGTCCACGCCGAGCTACGGGTTCAGCCGGGATGAGCCACTTGCAGCCCATCAGGTCATGCATCTGATGGATCAGGCATGGCAAGGCTCGGCTTCGTTCAATAAGGGCATCCTGGCGGCTGAATTGGTTGGTCTGGATCAGGATATTGACCTGTATGCCAACTACGTGATGCAAAATGGCGCAAAGCCTTCCGGTATGTTCGTGACTGAGCAAGTCATCCCTGACGCCAAGTACAAAGAGATTGCCGGCAGGCTCAAGGAGGCATGGTCAACTATGACCGGGTCGCGTAACAGCGATCCTAGCAAGCCTGGACAGGGTATGTTGCTTGACCAAGGAATGAAATACACGCCGCTGAACATGCTGACGCTGCAAGACGCCGATACAGAGAAGCTGAAGACCCAGACCATGAAGCGTATCTGTGGCCTCTTCGGGGTGCCGCCTGCCATGATTGGTATTGCCGATCAGAAGTACAACAACACCCAGACAGTGCTGGATGAGTTCTACAAATCATGTATGTACCCTATGATTGTGAACATCCAGCAGAAGCTGAAGCAGCATTTGTTCCCAGGCTACCCTTCGCTTTCCATTGAGTTCGATACCCGCGCATTCCTCAAGGGTGCGCCGCTCGACCAGATGAATTTTGCGGTTGCAGGCGTGAATGCCGGCATCATGACCCAGAATGAGGCCCGCCAGTACATGGGCATGAAGAACATGGACGGCGCAGATGAGCTTATCAGCCAAAAAGCCGCTCCTGCTGATGGCGCAATCCCTGGCGGTAGCCCGCAAGATACAGGTGGCGGCGGTGGGAACCAGAAGAAGAAGATGAATATTGGTAAGAAGGAAGATTCCACCGAAAAGGTAGTAAAATTCATTCGCAACGCTGACGGTGCCGTGATTGGTGCCGAAATAACAGAGCATTAAGGACATTTATGGCAATCTCCCAAGCATTTTGCACTTCGGCCAAGGTCGGATTCCTTTCCGGCACTTACGCTCCGCTGACAGACACCATGAAGATTGCTCTGTACACCAGCACAGCCACTCTGGACGCCACTACAACGGCCTACAGCACGACCAACGAAGTAGTTGGTACTGGCTACACCGCTGGAGGCAATACGCTTGCTGGAGCGGCAATTAGTTCGGCTTCCGGCACCGCCTGGATTACATTCAGTGACTCAAGCTGGACTACGTCGACTATTACTGCTCGCGGCGCTTTGATTTACGATAGCAGCGTGAGTAATGCGGCAATTGCGGTTCTGGACTTCGGTTCAGACAAGACTTCGACCGCTGGTACTTTCACAGTCCAGATGCCGGTCGCTGCTGCTGCTACTGCGTTGATTCGCATCGCTTAATTAAGGGGCCAAAATGGCTGTTACAGTAACCCATCCTTTTGTCAGTTCTATTGGTGACGGAGTTGATACTACACTAGTGCGGCCTTCTAACTGGAATGCTACGCATAGCATTTCAGGAACGCTTGATGTAGCAAATGGCGGCACAAATTCATCTACAGCCAGCATCACTTCGTTTAACAATATTACTGGTTACACGGCATCTGGCGCCACAGGGACGACAAGTACAAACCTTGTTTTCAGCACAACCCCATCGCTGACCAATCCTACGGTCACGAACTACGTTGAGACCCTGTACGCTGCAAATACCAGCACAGCCCTAACGATTGACTTGGCTAACGGCACGGTTCAAAAGCTCACGTTAACTGCCAACGCTACGCTAACGATGCCTACGGCGGTTGCCGGCAAAAGCTTTATTATCATTTTGGCACAAGATGCCACAGGTAGTAGGGCAGTGACTTGGACTACAGTAAGTTGGCCTAGTGCTACTTCACCAACAATCACATCGACAGCCAGCAAAAAAGACATCTACAGTTTCTTTTCAGACGGTACTAGCTGGTACGGCGCAACAATTGCACAAAATTACACCTAATGTTTGCAGCATCTAAATCCGGCAATCTTGCAGGGGGAGACCCTTATTTCAACAGCACAGTTGCGCTCTTGGAAACCACGGGGACGAACGGGCAGCAGAACAACACGTTCTTGGATAGCTCCACCAACAACTTCACAATCACCCGCACCGGCACACCAACCCAAGGTACATTTTCACCGTTCTCGCAGACGGGGTGGGGGGGTAATTTTAATGGGACGACTGATGCCTTAACGATTCCATCAACTTCGGT